TACTCGAAAGGCTGTTGTGGAGTTCCAGAAGCGTCGGCTACTATATGTTGACGGCTTAGTTGGACCAAATACTTGGAAGGCATTATTACGATGAAAGAATACCTAGATTTACTTGAAAGATGCGGAGCAACATTCGTACAAGCAGCAGTAGCTACGATCAGTGGTAACAGCTTCCTTGACATGGGAGTAAGCAACTGGAAACTAGTAGCAGCCTCTGGATTTGCTGCTGTGCTATCGGTTCTTAAAGGTTGGGCTGCTACGAAAGTTGGCGATAAATCATTTTCTTTGGTTGGCAAGAATACCGCATCTGAGGAGTCCCTGTACGGCGACGAGTAGTGAGGTCAGCAGGTGACAATAAACTACAGCTCATCTGCGGTTACCTACGCAAGTTCAAGCGTAAACTATTCGCAAGCAGACGCAACAGTAAACGCATCGACAATAGCGTGTACTGTAACTGTACCGGCTGTAACCGTAACAGCCTTTGCGAATGCTGCCGTTGCGGTAATTGCAGGTACGACAACTGTTCCTGCTTCGATTGTATCAGGGACAGCTAGTGTAACTTCTAGCGTCATTACTGGCGTTACTACTACGCCGTCGGCGACAATATCGGGTACTGCAAGTATTGAACCTAGCATTATTGCCGGTGTCACGGCCACGCCTTCTGCGACTATATCAGGTACAGCTAGTGTTGCCCCTAGTGTTGTCTCTACGGCTGCTACAACGCCTTCTGCGACGATTTCAGGCAACGCTGATGTAGAACCATCAGTGATAGGTGGAACGTCTACAACGCCGTCTGTGACCGTCAGTATGGACCAGAACATAGATGTGTCTACAATCAGTGCTACAACGTCTGTAGATCAATTATTATTTAACAAAAAGTATGTGCCTGTGTTTGAAAATACGGTTCCTACGTTAGACGTTGCAAGGTTCCCGACTATTAGCCCTGCGAGGAACTTGCGGAGATTCTATCCTCCGACGGCTAGAGGGGTTAATATATTTATATTAAACGATGGGTCGGTAACGACTCGACAACCGGCAGACATGAGTACAGTTTCTCGGACAATATATGGTGGGCATGAATCCCCTACTGATTTTACAGAAGATGAACTAAACTCGTTAAAGAACGCTGGCTACGGAATAGAGGTTGAGGGTTATGCCACGGTATGACTATAAATGCAACAGATGTGAAAACGTTGAAGAAATAATACATGGCTTTAATGATGAGCATTCTTTTCATTGCGTTGATTGTGGGCAGGCAATGATTAAACTTATTTCTGGTGTGAACATTGCTCCTTCTGCTATGCCTTCTCGTAACTCTGTGATTGATTTAGATGCTACGAAGAAAGCTGAGAAAGCTAAAGATGCTGATATGTCTGCGTATAAGCGTTTGCGTAAGAGTGGTTTGCAACCTAAGTCTATTAATGGTTCAGCGCATTTAGAGAAGCATGCTGAGACTAAGAGCGAGATTCAGGCAGGTCGTTTGTATTCTAGTGATGCGAGCCGGAAAGAAAGCGAAAGACTTATGAATAGTGTTGAGGCAGGATGACTGCTCAAACGTGGATAGATGAAACTAAGAACTTGTTGTTAACTGATTATGTTGAAGAACATGACCAGTTATCAGCCGGGTTAGGTAGTAGCGATACAACTGTAGCATTCACCTATGACAGTTCTAGCATTGTTGAAGGATCAATCATTGAAGTAGGCACTGAGCTAATGTATGTGTTTAGCGTTAACGCTTCAACAAATAACGCTACTGTTAAGCGTGGCTTTCGAGGCACAACCGCTGCTTTACACAGTACAGGTGATTTAGTAACTGTTAACCCTAAGTTCCCTGCACAACTTGTGCTAAACGCTATTAACGATGAGTTAGCTGACTTGTCGTCACCGCAAAACGGTTTGTATCAGATGAAAACCGTTGAGTTTACATACAACATATCTCAAGATGGATACGATCTTACTGGCGTAACTGACGACGTTTTGACTGTGTACCAAGTAACGTACACTGATGATGGTTCTGAGAATACTGAGCCGGTGTTGCCTGCGTGGACTTTGCGACGAGATCGCAATACCGCTTCGTTCGCATCAGGGTATGCTTTGGTTCTGCATGATGACGCTAACTCCGGGCAGAAAGTCAGAGTCCAATACAAGACAGGATTTACTGCGTTAGCGGCTACGTCAACAGCGTTAAGCACTGTTGGCTTGCATTCATCAGCGTATGATTTGCCGTCAGTTGGAGCAGCGTTACGGTTAATGTCTACTCGACCTGTACGGCGTGAGTTTATAGATGAGCAAGGGTCTAGTCGTAGAGCAGATGAGGTTCCTGCCGGTGCTATATCTGCTTCTATGCGTGACCTTAGAGCGTTGCGTGAAACCAGAATAAATGCTGAAGCTGCTAGGTTAGATCAGCAATATCCAACATATTGGATGAGGTCAGGGACTAAAACGCAGAACTCTTTTTATAGAGGGGTGTAAATGGTTCACAAAGCTGAACGGCTACCAGTTACATTAACGATAGATGCTGATGCACGTTCATACAATATTGATGTTGACCAGTATCGTCGAACGACTATCCCTACGTTGCGTGAGCAAAGAGATACGTCTAACGAACCCGGTGAGCAGTCAATAAGTTCTCAGTTTTGGTTGAGGTCACAAACTGATTGGTCGTTTGGTGCTGGGCAAACGTTTTACGATCATGCTAATTCTAATCGGGCAAGGTTTAGTGCTTCGTCTGGTGTGGATGTGTGGACTGAGGGGCAGATTAGTTTGTTGCCTATTTGTGAGTCTAAGAATGACACGTTTGCGTGGACTGATGTGAAGATGAAGATGCTTGGGTCGTACATGTACGTTGCTCAAGGAACTAACTTGTATTTTTCTAACTCGTTTAACTCTGCTGACGCTGATGTGAACTGGTCAACGGTTACAGCTTTGGCTAGTCCGCATGCAATAACTGATATTGCGTCTGACGGCACAAATGTATTTATTGCGTATGGCTCTAACAGAGCTGCTGCTACTGTTGCTGTCGGTTCAACTAGTCAGCCTACGTCGTTAGGTTCGCAAAACCCTGACTTTATTCGCATTGTTGGTGGCAGATTGTTTTTCTTAGATGGTTCTAACATTTCTGAAATAGCATCAAATGGTAACAAGGTTTCTAGCAGCATTGACCATGATTTACCGCACGCTGGCACATGGGTTACTGTGTGTTCAGGTCCAGTAGGTTTTTACGCAGCAGAAAACACAAACGATACAGGTTCAATTAAGTTTATTTCTGTAGCTGCTGCTGATGGTTTGCTTGACGAACCACAACAAGTAGCTGAACTGCCTAGAGGCGAAAAGATAAACGACATGGTTTCTTATGCAGGTATTCTTGCGTTAGCGACTACTAAAGGTTTGCGTATCGCTGCTATGGATGCAGGGTCAGGATCGGTAACATACGGCCCTGTCATTGATGATGTAGGGCAAGTATTTAGCTTGGCTTCTGATGAACGTTTTGTATGGTTTGGTGGCGGTTCTGGCAAAGTGTATCGAGCTGATTTGTCACGGTTTACTGAAACGCTTGTTCCTGCTTGGGCGGCAGATGTAGTGTCAGTTAAAGATGGAACGTCTGGTGGGGCTGATGCTTCGCCAAGTAACGTTATGTTTATTGCTAGGGCTTTAGGCGAAACGTATTTTACTGACTCTACTAATGGTGTGCAGGGTGAGAAGTCTACTGGTGAGTTGGTTGCGTCTGGCACGTTAACGGTTGGTGATGTGAGTTGGAATAGTCAGTTTGATAAGGTGTTGCGGAACATTGAGATACGTTACGCTCCGTCAGCTTTGTCAGCCACAAACAATCAGTACAGTGAATCAGGCGTAGAGTACAGCGGTAGTAGCACTCAGTATGCTGGTGCTGCGTCTAGCGCTGGTGGTTCGATAACTGCAACGGTTACGAATGATGAGAACATTAGTGTTACGACAAGTAATTTGGCTAATAAGACTGCTACGAACATTACGACGCTTGTTCCTGAACTATCTGAAGCGTTTAAGGTGCAACTTAATTTAACTAGGGACTCTGTAGTGACTGCTGGTCCTATTATTGAATCGTGGAGAATCCAAGCGTTTCCTGCTCCTACAAGAGTAGATGAAATAATCCTACCAATTATCCTTAAATCAAGGGTTGCTACGTCTAGAGGTAGAGGTTCCGCTATTGGGTACGATACGAAAGCTGAATACAATGCGTTAAAAACAGCTATGGCTAACAGAGAAATAATAACGTATCAAGAAGGTTCACAAACTGATACTTGTGTAATTGACCAGATCGCTATGTCAGCGGAGAAATTGTCTGATGATGGGAATTGGTGGGAGGGTACATGCACTGTACGCCTACTTACAGTACCATAAAGTATGGCTAAAGTTCTGTATTATGATATAGAGACAGCTCCAAATTTAGCGTATGTGTGGGGGCAGTACCAGCAAGATGTTATAGCGCATGAGCGTGAATGGTACATGATGTGTTTGTCATATAGGTGGGAGCATCAAAAACGCACGCATGTATGTGCAATGGTTGATTTCCCTGAAGCGTATACGAAAGACCCTGAGAACGATTACCATGTTGTAAAAAAATTGTGGGAATTAATTGATGAAGCTGACATCGTTATAGCCCATAACGGCGACAAGTTTGATATGCGTAAAGCTAACGCTAGGTTTGTGAAGCATGGGTTAGGTCCAGCCTCACCTGT